TGGCGCGGATGACTGCAACCCGATCTCGCTCAGCAGCCCGAGCGGCGGATTGCACCTCTTGGATGTCGATAGACTGTTCCATGATCTGGGGTGCGGGGCTAGTTGCTTCAGTACCGCGCTCGGCGGACTGCTTAGTTCCAAGCATAACGTTGTCCGGTTGCATTAGTTCTTCGGGGGTATGCGGGGCTTCGGCTTCATCGCCGCTACTTAGGGCGCGGCCTAGGCCGACTGTTTGGTCCGCTGGCACGCTCACAGAGGAGACCTCCAGAACATTCCATTTAGTGACCTGCATTTCGCCGTTTGTGGCTTCACGCATGTCGCCAATTTCGTAGGCGAAGGAGACGTTGCGGGTGATGCCGGCCTCGATGTCGCGGCGGCGCTTGTACTCCTCGGTGCCCTTCTCCTTGGTGTTGGGGCTCCACTTGACGGTGGTGTAGAGGCGGCGGTCGGCGCCGAGCCAGGCTTTTTCAGCGACGCCGAGGACGACATCGCGGTTGTGGTTCCACAGATAGGCGCCGCCGTCGTTCATGCGGCCCAGGTCCATGGCGCCCTCGTCGTGCATAAGCACTTCGCGGCCCCACCAGCGTTCCACCGGAGCTTCGGAGCTGAAGCTGAACGTGAGGCCTTGGTCGCTGCTGTCTTCGACGCGAATGCCTTGTGACACCTCGCGGCGCAGGCCTTCTTTGTTGATGCGTAGGAGGTCGATAGGCTGCGTGGCGTTACGCTCCAGCTCTTCAGTAGGTGCAGTGCTCATGGTGTCTTCTCCGCTTAGCGGTGTAGTGGCGCCGCTAGGTGTTTCGGGCGATTCACTCAGCTTAGTGTCATCGTCTTCATCCTCATCAGCGGTGCGTAGGGCGTCGATTTTGCGAAGGGTAGAGAATTTGTGGCCGACGAGGGTTTCGGTTTCTTGCCAGCCTTCGCCGCTAGGCCGGTAGATGCGGATTAGGGCGGCGGGGTCTTCGGCGGTGGCCTCGATACTTAGGTCGGTGCCTGGTACGTCGAGCGAGCCCTCGCGCAGAATGCGCTCGATCTGGCCCCTAGCAGTGCCGCCACTGGACTGCCAGGCCACAAAGTCCCCCGTGCTTAGGGCGTCGGCCGCGGCGCGGTAACTGCGGTCTTCGGCCGCCTTGACCTGCTCAGCGCGGCGGTCGCTCCAGCTCTTGCCGGGATCGCCGCCCCATGCGGCCCAGGCAACACGGCCGGGCGAGGGGTAGCCGTCTTCGCCGGGACTAAAACCCTCGCCCTGCTTGTCGACTTCGTGCCGGGCAAACCAGGCGCTCATAGTGATTACGGTGTCGGGGCTTAGCTCGTCACCACTGAGTATTTGAGAGGCGCGGCGAGCGGCTACGTCGGTGCCGCCGGCCTGGCCTTCGGCTTTCCAGTCGCGGTAGCGCTGCGCCTCCGTTTGCATCGCCTCAGTAGGCGTGAGGTCTATCTCTACGCCGTTTACGGTCGCCATAAGCTGTGGCGCTAGGCCGCTGTACTAGGCACAGCTTAGGCCGGACGGCTTAACGGCTTAGCGGCGGCGCTTAGGTCGGTGCGCAGGAGGACGGGCGGTGCGTCGTCGCCCTCTAGGTAGAGGGGGGTGGAGCGTGGGGGGGTAGGGGGTGGCGGGGCGTTGTCCTCGTCATTGTCATTGACGTCATTGACTTCATCGTCGTTGCTAGGTTCCGGCGTTACAGCAGGACTAGGTGGCGCTGCAGCTAAGCCTAACCGCTGCTTAATCTCATTCTCCTTGGCAATCGTACTTATGGTGCTGTTGAAGTCGTTGCCGGTGTACTCCATTATTTGCTCGGCGTGTGTCTGGAGTTGGAGGGTGCGGGCCAGCTCCATGGCCTTCATCTCCTTGGCGGGGTCGACCCAGCTCCAGGCGCGGGCTTGCCAGTGGGGGGTGGTGTAGCGCTCGGGGCGCACGAAGACGTCGTTGAATAGCGGCATGGGCAGCGTGGCGAGTGCTGCGGCGCTTAGCCACTCCTCGAAGATGCGTTGGTGGACCTGCTGAATAAGCACGGACTGGATGACGCGCCAGTGGTCGCGGTCCTCAAGGATGCTTAGGCGGGAGCTGCTGTAGTTGGATTCGCTGAAGTCGCGGCTGAGCGTTTCGTAGCTGCAGCCGTAGCCGGCGGCGAAGCGGCGGGCGAGGTTGCGGACCACCGCTTCGTACTGGCCGTCGTCTGGGCCGAAGTCGGGCGGCATGGCGACTTCGCCGGGGAGGAGGAAGTTGTAGCTGCCGGGCTCGGTGTTCCACAGGCGCTTGTCGCCTTCGAGGGCGGGGCTGCCGTCGGACTCAACGCTGCCGAAGGTTTCGGGTTCGGGCGTCTGAATCCAGCCGAGGCTGTTGGCCTGCACGCGCTTGCGTGTCCAATGCGCCTCTTCATACTTACCTAGGTTCCACGAAGTAGTAATTACCGAGGCAAACCACGGAATGCCGCGATTCTGGCCGATGCGCTCAGGGATGAAGACGTGGATGAAATCGGCAGCGTCGACAAATATGTGTTTCTGGGTGCCGTCGGTGTAAGTGCTGAGGTCGGAGTCGCCGGGGTGCTTGCGCAGGATGGCGTAGCGGGTGGGGCGGCCCCACTCGTTGAGTTCGACGCCCATGCGCCAGTAGTGGCCGGCGCGGTCGCTGTAGCCGGTCCAGTCGTCGTCGATTTGATCGGCTTCGATCAGTTCGAGGGCGAGGGGGACGCGGCTGCGGCCCATGGCTTGGCGGACCAGGCGGATGCCGACTTCGCCGGATTCGGGCAGGGCGCCCACGATGGACATTTCGATGCCGTGGAAGCTGAGGCGGCCGGTGACGTCACAGGAGTCGGGGCGGCACCAGCTGTTCCAGCCGGTGAGGAGGGCGTTGTTGCGGCGCTCGTCCTTTTCTTGGCTGTTGGCGCGGAGGACTTGCGGCTGCATTTGGATGCCGCGAGCGCCGATCACGTTGATCTGGGTGGTGCGCTTGGCCTGGCGGGCGTAGGGGTTGTCGCGGACCAGGGCGCGGCTGCGGTTGCGCAGCACCTTGAGGCTGCCGCGCAGCTCGGCGTCGGCGCTTGTGTTGGGCGCGAGGAAGTCAGTGGTGAAGCGGTTCCACTTAGCCGCGTCGAACATGCGCCGGCCGGTGCGGGCCAGGGGGGAGGCGGAGGTTAGGCCGCGAAGCCAGGTGCGGATTCCCATGGTGAACTAGTGGAAGCGGATGTAGAGGGAGCGGCCGTCGCCTTTGCCGTTGGCGACGTTTTCGGCGAGCTTCTCGCGGGCCACGTCGGCCTTGAGGAGGTCGCGCCACTGGATGAGCTGGGCTAGGTCGGCTCGCTTGACCATGCGGCCACCAGTCGGGGTGCCGATGCGGTACTCCTGGGCGCCGGAGACGAGGGCGCGGATCGCCTCTTCGGTGCTTTCGAGGTCACGCTGGGCCTGGCTGCGCAGCTCGACGGCGGTGGCGCTGCCAGAGAAGGCGAGTGACGGCAGCACGGTGAAGCCGCCGCTGCGCTCGGTAAGGGGCGCCGAGGCGGTGGTGCTAATTGCTTGGTAGAACCACTGGCCGGGCGTAAATGCGCCTGTCGTACCACCGCTTAGCGTGAAGGTCCAAATGCCACTGCTAAGTGTGCCGCTTACTGTGGCGCCGCTTGCAGCGTTAGTGCGAAAGTAGTAGATGTAGGTATTAGCAGCCGGCGCTAGTTCGTCCGTCCACTCAATGGCGTCTCCAGCGCGTATTTCGGATGGAAATGCCATTGGCATTAAGCATTTTGCGTAAGTCTAGGCTAAGCGGGGTGAATAAGCCGCGCTGCAGCGGTACTGCGTCGCGGCGAAGCTTAGCGGCTTAGGACGTTGAAGGCGGTGTGGTTGCGGGGCTTGGGTTCGGGGGAGGCGTCGTCGGGGAGGGCGCGGAGCTTGCGTTCCAGCTGGTCCCAGATGGTGCGGCGGTCGTAGATCTGGTAGAGGCGGTGGAGGGCGCTATAGGCGTAAACGAGTTCGTCCAGAGCTTCATTACGTGCGTTACTCTTTTTCACCCACACACGTTGGGGATAGCCGTTTTTGAAGCGGAGAATTTGTTTTTCGGCGGTGAGTTCCTCGAAGTAGTCGGTGCCGACTGTGGGATAGAAGTGTAAGTAGCCTGGGCCTTTGTCGTTATGTTTGAGTCGGCCGAAGAGTAGGGATTTAATTGTGTCGGTGCCTACGGGGAAGACCTGGGCGCCTTTGCGTAGGGTCTTGCCGCTGTGGTTGAGGTCGACCTTGGACGCCTTGCCTAGGGGTGGCTTCCCCTTGGTCGACATACCCTTGATACCTATGGCGCCGAGG